AAGGTGCGTTTGTGTCTCTTACTGGGATAAAATAGTCTTGGTCCTGAGCCATTTGATTATATCTAGTGTCTACCTGTCCCGTGTTTTGATCAATAACAGGACTTCTTTTAAAATTATTCGCAATATTGTTAACATATGCGGGTACATCTTTCTCATCAATGTTACCGACAAATATTTTAAAGATTCTTCTTTCAGGTGCCCTCGTTACTCTGTATATCAACATCGCATCTTCAGAAAGTAACAATTGTTTCCATATCCTTCTCGCTTTTTCCAACATTGAAGTTCCGTAAGGTAGTCTCCTATCATCGCCCAACAACCTAAAGTGTGCGATTTGCCACGCATTAAACTCAATATTTCTTTGACCCCATATAAATTTAATTGGGTTAATTTTATCAGTTTCGGCATTCGCAGGATTTTCACCGAAACCTTCATTTTCCTTTCTACTAATCTCAATATTTGGTAATTGTTTAACACCTGTAATCCCTTCTTCACTATCTATATTGAGGAATAAAAAATCATCACCATATTTACAAACATTTCTCGTCCACATAGGTAATGATGTATGTATATCTAATCTATTAAAAAATAAGTCTTCTAATATTCTTCTAACTCTCCTACTTTCAGAAAATATGTTAATAACTTTGTTATCCGAATTTAATGTGGTAGATTCTTCCATCATTATATCTAATGCGGCGGCGATTTCGGGAAAAAACTCCATACCCTCAAAATCCGCATAAGATGCTAACCTAGTTGTTTCATAATATATGGAATGTTGGTAGATTTCATTATCCACTTTTTGCCACATATTAGAAAGATACGAATCTTGTTGTCTTTTTAACTTTTCAAAATCATATTCTTCTTTAGATTTAGTTTTAAGAAGTTCTTTATCGTTAATTGAATACCTTGATTTATTTTGCGGTTTCACAACCTCTGGGCCAAATAAATCGTTTAATTGTTGGAATATTGTTTTTTTTGCCATTTTTACTTAAATATACTTTATTACTATTATAATAAATATATCAAAATTCTAAATGTTTACATTCTATTTAATTCCGAATAACCAGTTGTATTCACCATTATCATTATTACCATTATTGGGGTGGACTGGATTATACGTTGGTGTGTTAGTATAGAAGGGATTAATGTGTTGTTGTCCATTAATCATTGGTTTACTTTGGATGTTTGACACATTTACCCAACTCTCTAACATTGCCTTAGTTTGTTTTTCCACTTGTTCTAATTTTTTAAAAGATGTTTGTACAATGAATATTGCCATTGCATATGCCATAATAATATCATCATTAAAACCTTCCATATGATCCGGTCTACCATTTTTATAAACAAATGTTCTAAGTTCTGATATTAATCTCCGTGAACGTATTATAGTTTTATTTTCTCTAATATGTTCTTCTAATTCAGAAACCATTTGTAGACGAGTATTACCAACATTAAATCCCGGTACTTTATCACCTTGTTTGTATACAGTCTTCGAATACTTTTCAGATAATTTTCTACTTTTAGGGTCATCATAATGTAGATATTCATATTCCATCTCCAGAAGTTTTAATACTGTTGCCACACCCATACCTCCAGTAATATCCACAATAGTATACGCGTTATACATATTACCATACTTATAAACAATTTCCGCCAACATATCGGGTGGTAACTTATGTTTAAATTCTGCAACTTGTTCTAAGTTTTCGAAGTCTAATATAACAATAGTAGAACTATCTTTACCGTCCCCTCTACTAACGTCCACACCCATTATGTATTTGTGCCCGACTTCAGGTTTTTTCCATATCCACATACTCTTTTCTGCCTCCGCAGAAAAATTTGGATCGAAGACGAAATTCTCTTCGTGGTAGACTATATATTCATCTTCAATAACATTACCACCTGACCCAATAAATGAAACGTCAAGTTCCTGTGCGATTTTCTTAGGGTCACCCATATCTGCCGACATTTCATCATACCATGGCGACAATGGTTTCCACCCGTCTTTAACCATTACTTCATAATAGTCTATTGTAGATTCATCTGTCTCATATATAACACCCTTATATTCCCACCTAAGTTTGGTTCTACCTAATGATTCACATTTAATCTCTTCTTCTTTTTCATCACCTCTAACCCAATACAACCCTCTATTATATCTAATGTCCTGATACCATTTCATTTCCACAATATTGAAGTTATTATCGCCTGTTTTGGATTTATCATATGTTTTATAATATAATTCGTCCATCCCATTAGGGGTTTGGTGTCCTAATATATTGTTATATAAAACTGAATGACACCAAAAATCATCTGTTTCAGGTAATGAAAAATCATAAGTTTTATTTTTACTTTTTTCTATTTTACTTACTCTAACCCATTTACTTTTTTCCATTAAGATTTTATCAATATTATATTTTGTGATATCAATACCTAAATTGTTTTCAATATAATCTATAAAACTTTTAAAAATGTTAACTGATAGATTTGAGGTTTTATTTTTATCACTTAATCTAATACTAGTTAATTTTAAATTACTACCCCTAAAACGTCTTACTAAATTATTATCGTCAATAATTCGTCTCAATATGATTTTACCGTTTGGTATGATTCTATATCTATTATTTAAATTAACTTTTTTAATCGAATCTTTTTTCTTTTCTTTTCTTTCAAAATTAAACCCTATTAGTTCAAAGTATTTTAAGGCGTCAATAGATGTTGCAGATAATCTATAATAGTTACTTTTTGTAGGTATCAATTTAGAACCTTTATTAATACCTTCTTGATAATCTGTTAAAATACCTAAATTAGATAACATATATCTTATTTGTAAACACATCTTCTTAGAAGAAATATTAATACCTATTCTACCCCTAACACTATCTGAATAACCATCTCCATCCATAAAACCTTTTAAAAGATGAATAGTCTTTTCTTTAGACAATGATAATAATTTTTTAGGTATAAATTTTTTAGTTGCGGTAAGACTTAAATCGATGCCTAAATTTTCCAGTAAAGAACCTAAATATTTAGATGAAATTGTATAGTGTAATCCATCATGACAACTATAATTAAAACCTGCGTTATTAATGGAGTCCCCAATAAAATCACCACAAGTTAATGTTATACTTACACCAACTAATTCACCTTTTTTATTATATTTTTTATAACTAGAACCTTCTGAAAGGTATAACCCTATTAAATAACTTAAATCATTATCAATCTCTTTATAAATCTTTTTTGGTTTTTTTTCTTTATTATTAAAGATGTAATTATGTTCTATTTTATCATCATCCCCAAATAAATTATAACCATACTGAATATTAACATAATCACCTTCTTTTATTTCACCCATAGGTAACCAACTATAAATTTTAGTTTCACTCTGATAAACCCAAAGTTTATGTGTTAATGTACCTTCTAAAAAACTATTTGTTGTGGTAATTTTAATAGTATCTTGTAAACCATTATTTACTAAAATATTCGATTGCCTAGTTTTATCTTTCCCTAAAATTGAGTATTCATCCACATAATAACCCTCATTAGGGTTATCAGGTTGTCCATAATCTATAAAATCAGAAACTTGTCTTAATCCTTTATCAGTGAAAATAAATGTATCATCCGTTACACAAGATATAAGTGCGATTTTACCACCAGTACCTAATGACGCCAATGCGGCACCAAATACATCTGCCCCATTGTCGATGAATGCCGCCTCGTCCATTACTAAGAATGTTGGAGTAAAACCCCTTAATGCATCTTTAGACGTTGCGAGGGCTCTAATTTCACAACCGTTTGATTTTAATTTAAGATGTCCTTTTGAATTTATCTCTAAATAATCTGTTGACTCATCTAACCCCCAAACCCAATAAGGTATTTGTTCTAAAAAGTCTTTTACTTTTTTTAAAAATTCTTGCGCCAATGTTTGTTTATTGGCGAGTATAAGTACTTTATGTGGGTTATCTGGATCACCAAAGGCAGTTTTAACTGCAATATATGCGGCAGTAGTTGTAGACACACCTGCCTGCCGAGGTTTAGTTACCAGATTACGATTGTTTTTTTCGTATGACTTAATGATTTCTTTTTGTTTGTAATACAACTTAAAAGGTACCATACCTTTCTGAGTTAAATCAAATGTCTTTAAAAACGTTTCTATTGCGTATGTTGGATCACCTAAACATCGAGCAAATATTTTAAGTTGTTCTGCTCTATCCATTATTTTTTTCTATATAAATATCTATAAATGATTAAAATGCAACTACATTACCTTCTTCATACGCTTTGTAGTTAGGACCTAATTCGTATGTGACGTTATTACCACCACCTACTTTTTGTATAATACCCGCCTTATTAACCGCACTCCAAAAGGTAGAATATTGCCCACCCGTATAATGACTACCAATAAAGTCTAAAAACCCTCTTTTTGTTTTCTTAGGTATTTCTGGTATATCTTTCATATAATTAATTAAATCCCTAACCATACTACCTTCATCTTTTTGGAGAGTGAACCCTTTATGTTTAGGTATGATAGTTAACCCATTTTTTTCTGCGAAATCTTTAACTAATGGTTCTATATTTTCCATTCTATTTATACCTAAATGATCAGATAGAATGGATGATTGTCTAATCGCTTCTTTAGGTTCATAATTGTTAAACAGATATTGTATGGAATCAAACAATAATCCATCAATTAACTCTTTTAAGATTTCACTTTTAAAATATTTTGGTATAACACTTTCTAATTTAATTAATTCTTTAATTTTTTCTAAAACGTTTTTATTAGAATCTATTATTTTTTTAGTTTCTTTTGTAGTTAACAATTCTAAAAGATTATTAATTTTATTTTGGTATTTACTAAGAGTTCTACGATTAATCATTTTAATGTCACTTAAAAGACTATATTTAAACCAATCATACAATCTATCACTAACTCCCATCATTTTTTCATTAAATTCATATATATCGAAAAAATAATATAGTTTTTCGTCTTCATCTAAGGATCTAGTATCGTCAAAAAACTTTTGTAATAACCTATCAATGTTAGGGTTTTGATTTTCAGTAATAACTTTTAAATATTGTCTTTCCGTTAGTTTAATCTTCATTATAAGTTTCCTAATAAATTTTCATTTAAATGTTCAGATATCGTACTACTATCAGGATAAAAATATCCCATATCGGGTGTTTCTAACATTTCTCCTTCACATTCTAATGTTGCACTTAAGACCTGTAAAAAATCCGAATATTCATCTTCAGGTAATTTACCTTCACACTCCACGAATCTTTCTAATATATCCATAAATATTTTACTAATGTCGAACTTTAAAATATGTTTATTTGAACCACCTTCTTTTTTTGATTTGATTACATCCCACTCACCTTCAGAACCCAAAAGATCTACTATATCACTACTTATAGACTTAAACACTTCGGATTCCGCTGCGGAGTTGTATGACCACCTATAAAAATTTTCCAATTCCCTCTTTAAGTCATCAAACATATCTTCATCATTTATTAATTCACCTAATAAATCACTGTCGGCCAACATATCCTCACTCAATCCGCCACCATCTGGATCTTCATCATACTCTAATTCTCCGCCAATAAAACCATTATCCTTAATATAATCTATTATGTGTTTTAATGATTTTTCATTTAATTCATTCCACACTTCACCCATAAAGTCAACACTATCAACACTAAAAAGTTCTGACGAATCTTCACCTAATACAAGTTCGGCAACACTTCTATCATTAGAGTGGTATAATGTTGATAATTCATGCCACCCATCGATAATTAAATAGGGGGTATCTCCACCCCATTTAATATCATTGAATATTGGTATTGCTCTACCTTCTTTAGTTACGTAATCTTTGTACCTATCTAAATTAAAATATTTTTCAAACCAACCTGAATCCCTCAATATTTTTATTATAGTATCAGAATAAAACCGATCATTTAATTCATTTAAGTCTATATAGTCTAATGGGTCCTCATCTTCTTCCTCAATAATATAATTAAAAACACCTGAAAATATATCTACTTTATCTATATCGTCAAAGTATTTTATCATATCGTCAATATACAACGTGTAATCGTCACCATAGTTATGCTTCTGGTAACTAATATATTTTAGTATTAATTTTTTAAAATTGGGGTTTAAAGTACCTACCATTGTCTTTTTATTAATAAATATAATGTTTTAATAATTATTATAAATATTTATGTAGTTTCGCAACCGTATCGAAGTCACCGTTATCTAATGCATCATCTATCAACCCTTGTATTTCATTAGGTGACATTTCGGAATAATCTAATTCTTTTGGTTCATCAGTAGTTGGTTCTTCTTCGGTTTCATTATCTAAGTTATCTATAATATCGTCCATATCATCATAACCTGTTTCATCGAATATGTCTTCTAAACTATCTGAAGGATCTTCTGCGTGTAAGTCTTTTAATGTTTGGATTACTTCTTTACACTTTTGGCTACCACTTAAAATTTCTTTCATAAATTCATGAAATTGTTTTGCCGGCAATTTAGTTAATTCTTGAAATAACCATTGTTTCATATCGTAATTTTCAGATCCTACACAATCTAAGAACTTCTCCCACATACCAGGACCTAATCTCATCCCCCATATTTCACCTTCTGGTGTATCTGCCTTTTTAATTACTTCTGATTGTTCTTCAAAATCTAAGTGACCGTCCGCCCAATTGATTGCGGATAATTCTAATGTACCTTTAATAAGTTCATGTACTAAAAGCGGGAATATCCAAGCCTTTGCTACTACTACAGGTATCTCGTCTCCTTCCTCAACATTAACTTTATCCATTTCTTCTTCCTCGTCAGAATCTTCAGGCGATTTAGCCTTTCTCCATTCAATCTTCTCTACACCTCCAGCTTGTCCTGTCATAGTAGTATCGGGAATCACCCAATATTGGAAATCTGCTAAAGACATTAGCTTACCATATAACCCCATAAGTCTAGGGTCAATAGTATCTAATTCGTCAGCAACCATATGGAAAATATAGTGTCCTTTTTTAGATGCCCCTTGCATCAAAGCGTTTATGACTCTTCTTTTATCTACCTCCATTTCTAACTCTTCCATTCTCTCCGCACTTTTTGGGGCTTTTGGTGTCTCAAACTCTGAACCATAGTCTTGTTCATCTTCTTCCTCTTCATCTTGATCATTAAACCCTAAATCAGTACCGGGAGGTGATAATGTTGCCTCTAACATTTGATCCGGAATGTCAAATTCTTCGGAAACTATATCAATCGCCAATTGTTCTAAAGCTTCTTTATGTCTGGACTCAATTTGACTAACTTCGCCCATAATCTGAAACATCTGTTGCATCATCATAGGGTTGATGTTTTGGACTCCATGATATCTCTTTACTTTATTAATAATTTCTTTAAATCTTTTACTTGCCAGTTTTTCAGAATAATTTTGTGCTTCCGAACCAACAGGTATTGATTTACTCTTACCAAAGATATGTTCACCACTTCTAAGTCTTTTTTCTAATCCGGGATTCATCCTTTCTGGTTGTTCTGGATCATATTCAATTGCCTCAACGATTTTGTTAAGTCTATATTTTTCTTTTATAACTCTATTAGTTACTTCGTTAATGATATTTTTTCTTTTCATATTTTTTTATTTTTAAATCGGATACATAATACTAGTCCACATTTTAAAAGAATCTGATGCCATTCTCCCAAATACTCTCTGTACATTTATTAAGTCGGTACTACCTCCACTATTTTCTATTCTAGCCAAAGCTGCCCTAATTAAAATATCTCTTATTTCTTGTTTATTATCTAAAAGATAATTTATGTGTGTTAATTGTTTT